ATACATTTGCCAAGCTCCGTGCACGAGGACTTGCCCGTGCAATGGCTAATACCAAGCAGGTAAAAGCTGCTGACGTTTTCAATAACGGCTTTAGCTCTTCCTATCTTGGCGGTGACGGTGTTGCACTATTTAGTGCCGCACACCCAACCGTAGGTTCTGGTAATCAGTCTAATACTTTAGGTGCTACTGACCTTTCTGAGGCATCCCTTGAGACTGCTCTTATCACCATTGCAAAGGCAAAGGATGATCGTGGTATTCTAATTGGTCTACAAGCAGAATCACTACACATTCCTCCTGATCTAGCATTTACTGCTGATCAGATTCTTAACAGCACACTAAGCACCACAACTGTTACCAACAGCACAACTGGTGTAACAAATACGAATGACATTAACAGCATTCGTAACCAAGGTCTAGTACCCGGTGGTTTCTTTGTAAACCGTCGCTTCACTGACACTAATGCTTGGTTCATTAAAACTGACTGCCCCAACGGCACAAAGATGTTTGTTCGTGCTCCCCTTCAGACAAAGATGGAACCTGACTTTGATACAGGTAATCTTCGTTACAAGGCACGCGAACGCTACAGCTTTGGCTGGTCCGATTGGCGTGGTTTCTATGGTGCTTCAGGTTCTTCCTAAGTTCTAACCATAGCTAACTATGGATTGGGGTGAGAGGAGAATATTTTATTATTTTCTTTTCACCCCTTTCTTTTGTATTTGTAATAAGTAAGGTATAATAAAACTTGCTTTTACTCTTAACTAGATAACAACAGGAATTTTCTATATGACAACAACTTTAAAGCAAGGTTTTGTAACTGGTAGCGGAGCAGTTCTGGATGTTACATCTAGTGTAACTGTTAGTGATACTCGTGTTCGTTCCATTTTTGCTACTGGTGTAGGAACATTTCTTATTACAGGTACATCAACTGATGATTACGGTAATGTACAGGGAAGCAATATAAAATTTGTTCAGACAACAAATTCAGATGCTAATGAAATTTTCTTTACTGATCTTGGTATTCGTATGAATGGTGTAGTTAAAGTTTCTGCGCCAACCTCTACTGCTACAGTAGCATTGTTCTATGGCTAATTATACTTTTCTCGTTAATGATATTATCCAAGCATGTGAGAATGACTCTTCGGAATTTGAAAGTTATATTCCGAATATGGTCAACCGTGCCGAGGAAAGACTTACAAAAGATTTAGACGATTACGGTTTAGTAACTTATACTTCAGTAGCTGTAAGTCTAAACAATAATATTGTTACTTTACCTACAGGAACACGAGTAGTAAAAAATATTAATATTACAAGTAATGGAACAAAAATTAATTTACTTCAAAGAACGGATGAATATATAAATGACTATTGGCCTGTTTCAGCTTCTACTGGTGAACCAAGATACTATTCACCTCGTAATAACTCTACCGTTTTAATTGCTCCTACTCCTGCTTCAACATATTCAGGACAGGTAGTACACGTATCTAGACCTACTACTTTAAGTTCAGTCTCACCAACAAATTATTTTACTGATTATTGTTATGATCTTTTGTTTAACTCTTGCATGATGGAAGCAATGATGTTTCAAAAAGATTATCCCGCAATCAGTGTTTTTCAACAGCGGTACATAGAACTTCTTGATCTACAGCGCAACCAAGCACGGCGTACCCGTCGTGATGATATGCAAACACCTGCTAGTCCCGTTGGTGCAGACAATCCTTTACTTGCTAATTCAACTTAAAAGGAAAACTATTAATGGCTATGAATCGAAGACCATCTACACGGGGACAACAGCGAGAAGCTCTTATTAAGATGGCAGCAGATGAATCAGAACTTTCTAGAAGGACTGGTAATTATAAAGAACAGTCAACAGCAGGTGCAAGTGAAAGAGCACAGAAATACATTGAACCTGTAGTAGATACAACTTTAAACGTAACGTCCCTTGGAGGGTCAGTAATAGGAGCAGCTAAAATGATTAAAACGATACCAACAATTGTTAACGGAGTAGTAAGATTACTAACTCCTAAAAATGCAGCAAAAGTATTGAAAGAGGGCACAGGAAAAATAGCTCCCGAGGCTACTACAGCACAAAAGAAGGCAGTAAGAGAACTTCAGAAAAAGAATATTTATGAAGAATCTAAACGAACAGTTGATCCTGTTCCATCTACATCTGGTGCGGGTCGTCCACGTTCTCCGGGTGGTGTACAAACAAAACCTAAACCTAAACCTACACCTGTATCAAGTAAAGTTCCTACTGGTGCAAAAGTAGCGGCAGCTACTGTAGCAGCATCACCTCTCTTAGTTCCTAACGAGGATGAGATTGACATGGCTGCAATAAACAAAGTTCTTCGCGCTCGCAAAAAAGGTAATGTAGTTAATACTGCACCTAAAAGAGGTGAATCGGGTAGTTCACAAAATCCAAGAAATGTAGCAACTCTAAAAGTAACTCCAGAAAGAAAAAGTGAATCTCCCGCACCAGCAAAATTTGATCCAGAACCTGATTCACTCGAAGACCCTTCTGCATGGCGTAAATGGAATTTCAAACGAGTTAAAGCTGCTGAAAAAGCAGGTGTTAAACCTGAAGATATTGCAAAGTCTTCTTTGGATAAAGAAATTTCTGAACGTAATATGTATGACGTTGGAGATAAAAAAGGTGGACGTATTAAAACTTCCCCAAAGGTAAAACGTGCAGTAGGTGGTATGGTTAAGCCAAAGAAAAAAACTTCCTCTCCTCGTGGTGCAGGTTGTGCACAGCGTGGCTATGGAAAAGCCATGATGGGTGGTGGTAAAGTAAAAGCCTACAAAGCTGGTGGCAAAGTAGGCGGAAACAGGTTATACTAAAATGCCATTAAGAAAGGGTAATAGTCAAAAAGTTATTAGTGAAAATATCAGAACTGAAATAAAATCTGGTAGACCACAAAAGCAAGCTATTGCTATTTCCCTTTCTAAAGCTGGTAAATCTAAACCTAAAAAGAAAAAGTAATATGGTAAATACCTATACTAAACCCAGCTTACGAGAACGATTAAAGAATAAAATAATGACTGGAGACAAGGGTGGTAAACCCGGTCAATGGTCAGCTAGAAAAGCACAGTTACTTGCAAGTGAATATAAAAAAACTGGTGGTGGGTATAAGTCAGGTCCAACTAAAAAACAGGAAAGTTTAAAGGCTTGGACAAAACAAAAGTGGCGCACTAAATCTGGTAAACCTTCAACTCAAGGAAAGGAGGCAACAGGAGAAAGATACTTACCTGAAAAAGCAATTAAGTCTTTATCTTCTTCTGAGTACGCTGCAACAACTAAAGCCAAGCGTGCAGGAACTAAGTCAGGTAAACAGTTTGTAAAACAGCCTAAGAGTGTCTCACAAAAGGTACGTAAGTATAGAAAGGAAAAGTAATATGGCACTCTCTGATTCTGAACGTAATAAGCTAAAGCAATATGGTCTATCAGGTTTAAATAGTCCTAAGCGTACACCAGACCATCCTACCAAAAAAGGTATTGTTGCGGTAAAGGAAGGTAGTGGTGTAAAGGTTATACGCTTTGGCGATCAGAAGATGGGTCATAATTATTCTCCTGAAGCACGTAAATCTTTTAAAGCAAGACACGCCAAGAATATTGCCAAGGGTAAAAGTAGTGCAGCTTATTGGGCTGACAAGTTCTTTTGGGCAGGACCAAGTGGATCAAAGAAAGAACCACCAAAGGGACAGAAGTTGGTACGTGGCAGAAAGAAAACATAATGATAAGTCGTTCAAGTATTTCTCAACAGATTACTAAACCTCCCAAGAAAAAGAAGAAAGCTATTAAACGTAAAGTTAAAAGGAGCAAAAAATAATGGCTAATGAATATACATATAACTGGATTAAAAACCCTCGCACACAAGAAGACGTAATTAAGATGACTGGTAAACCTACTGGTCAGGGTTTTGGTGCAGCACGAAAAGGTCCACAAGTAAAAGGTACTCCTCACGATGTAGTCTGTAAGCATGAACCGGGTAAAATTGTAGAGTATAACGACTAAGGATAGTTTCTATGACTACCAGTGGAACATATAACTTTTCCCTTGATATTGATGAAGTTATTCAAGAAGCAATGGAAATGATTGGTGGTGAACAGACACTAGGTCATGATCCTAAGTCTGCCCGTCGTTCAATTAATCTTCTGCTTCAAGACTGGCAGAATAGAGGTATTCTTCTATGGACTACAAATACTACTGTAGTTTCCGTAACAACAAGCGTTACTGCTTATGATCTTGATTCAAGTATCATAGATGTAACTGAAGCAGTCTTTACTAGAGATAATACTGATATTCAAATTCAGCGTATCTCATATGAAGAGTACCTAAAAATTCCAAACAAGGGTCAGACTGGTAGACCTTCTCAATATACTATTCGTAGAGGCAGAGACAATCCTACTGTGTATCTTTGGCCTATTCCTGAAAATAGTACAGACACTTTAAAGCTAGAACAAGTACGTTATATACAGGATGTAAACAAGTCTGCTGTTCAAACTGCTGATATTTCCCGTCGTTTTCTTCCGTGTATTACTGCTGGGCTATCTTACTTCATGTCAATGAAACGACCGGGTATTGATGCAAGTCGTATTCAATTTCTAAAACTTGAATATGAAGAACGCCTTGCCAGAGCCATGAATGAAGATAGAGAAAGAGCAAGTGTTTATTTTCTACCAAGACTAAATAGAGTATAATATGGCAAGTACCAGACGAGCATTAGGTGTTTGTGATGTATGTGGTTTTGAATATCCTTATAGGTCTTTGATTAAAAATAGTTATGGTTTACTTGTTTGCCCGTCAGACTATGAAGGTAAGTTTGATTTAAAGAATAATCCTCAAAACAAATCTTCTAATTCAAGAGATGACGAGTATATAATAAACTCAAGACCACATGACGAATTAGATATTTATGTTCCAGTAACTGCTTCAGATTGGTTGCCCTCTCAACCTTAATATAAAACAGTAAAGAATTAAGGAATAAAAATGGCAAGTATAAAAAGAGCATATGCCTTATGTGATGTTTGTGGATTTAGGTACAGAAGAAGAGATTTAAAAAAGAATAGTTACGGTATGCTAGTATGTCCTTCAGACTTTGATGGAGCATACGATAAAAAGAATCATCCTCAAAATAAATCTCCTAATGTTAAAGATAACGAGTTTATTAAAAACCCAAGACCACCATCATATATCGAAAGAAATTTAAATTGGGAACAAGCTGCTACTACTTTTGAAGACACAAATAAATATTGGAATATGATTTAATGAGTACACTTACAGGGCAAAAGATAGCCAATACTTATAAGCAGCTTCTGCAAGTAAGTA